AAAAGAGTGAACACCAAATTAAGTGAGATAGAAGTGAATAATGTTAATAGTGGTATGTGGTGTTATTAAGTTATTATAGGATAATGATTATATAGAAACGTCGGACTGTTGCCACTAACTGTAGGTCCGCAAGTTTGTTATTCTTTCTATCTCACTATAAAATATGGGTACATAGCTCATCTGGTAGAGCACTACACTTTTAATGTAGGGGTAGAAGGTTCGAGTCCTTCTGTACCCACCACTAGAAGGAAAACTATTCAAACCCTTAGAGAAGATTACTGCTAATCCGCCTAAGTAAAAGTAGAGGGGAAAGCGGCGACAGCAGGTCCCTTGTGTCGTTAACAAAAGGGAGTTTAGTGTGGTTATTAGCAAATTCGCACATCATAAGACGAGAATAACCCTCGTGCGATACGTGGAATATGATAGCTTCATATTAGAATACGGGCTGGGTGAGAGAATTTTCATAGACTTCATCTCCTCATTGTTGGTTGGCGTCGTAATAACGGTCCCGTACGGAGGCGCGCAACGTGACCTCTACGTCATCTTAGATGGCGGGGTTGCAGGCGGAATAAACGATAAAACCGCCATACTCCTTATATAGAAAGGTAATTATATAAATATAAAAAGGTAGGTAAAATAATGGATAAGCAAAATACAAAATTAGCTATTAAAATAGCATTGATAGATTTAATTCATAATATGAATAGAGATACTACACTTAAACTAAATTTAATTATAATTTGTACGCAATTCATAATGTTATTTATTAGTTTAATATTGCAAGTAGCAATACCTGAATATAAGTTAGGAGCGTCTATAATGAATTCAGTATGGTCTACTGCTATGTTATTTTTAGTAATAATAAATATTAAAATAGTATCAGCAAAAGCTATGGAAAAAGCTAGAGAACAAAAAGATATGATTGAAGTATTATTAGATAGACTAACAGAGGAGGATAATACAAATGAACAGGATAAATAAAACTCCTGGTGTTGTATATTCAGAAAAAGAAAAACTAAAGAATAACCGCGAACTAATTTCACAGTACGATAGACGAATTATTGATATGCTTCATAAAATTGAATTTTTTGACGCAACACCAGCACAAGCCTATAAAATGTATATGAAATTACAAGGATTTCTAAGAAAGAAACGTGACTTGAAAAGGTCAGGTAATATTTATGTGCCACGCACAGAAACTGGAAATTACATTATAGACGGTAAGGTAACAAAATTAAAAAAGGAGGATAACAACAGTGGAAATAGACGAAGAAATAAAAAATAAAATTGACGGCTATGCTAGTATCATTGTCGCAGCATTACTTAATGGAGGCAGTCTATTTATGAATATTCAAATAGAAGAAGAATATTCACAATATGACGTATTATTTGTGTACAACCCTAATGATTTTGGTACTCATCAAAGAGGTATTACCGGTAGAGATTTATTAATTGGTGTTGTGGGATTTGGTGCTTACGGATTTAGTATAAATATTCCAGATACTGACCCAGGATATTATAGAGAAAAACTAGGTGTAAGTAGCAACTTCTTGGCGTTTTTATTCAACGAAGTTAGACGCAGATTAAACGAATTAAAATAATTAAGAAAAAAGTTAAGAAATCTCTTGACTTTTTATTTTTTATAATATATAATACAAACATAAATAGAGAACAAGTAAGTCGTTTACAGGATTAAACGCAATAACAGAATAGTTAGTAATTTTTTACTGATATAAATAATCCTGTAGACCTTCAAAGAGGTCTATTTTTAATTTAATAGAAAGGAGGATACAGGATATGAAATTATGGATTTATGGTAAGGTAATGTCTGGTAAAACAACATTCGCAAGTCAATTTGAAAATGCGTATATCATTTCAACTGACATTCGCTCCTGATAAAATATTAAGAGTTAGAAACTACAAAGAATTGAACGACGCTGTTGCAAAACTAAAAACAATAAAACCTGAATGGGTAATAGTAGACACAACCTCATACTTAATCGACTATCTAAGATTTTATTGGTGTGATAAAAATGGTGTTGAACACGAATCAGAAATTGCTTATAAAGGTTACACAATGCTTAGAAGTTTCTTATGGGAAAGTATATTCTCTATTGCAAATGCTTTTGATAACGTAATGTTTATCTCACACGAGCAAGAAATTATAGAGAAAAATAAATTCGGTAGAGAAATCTCTAAATTCCAACCAGTGTTTGAAGAAAAACTTAGAGACCAAATGTCAGGACTTATGGGTATAATCGCTAGAACAGTTAAATCAATAGGCGAAGATGGTACAGCAAAATATGAATTACACATTTCAAATTCTGATGATGAGTTTGGTGGTTCAAGATTACCAATAAAGAAAACAGCAATCCCACTTACTAAAAAAGATTTTGACGAAAACTTCAAAAAATTATATGACGCAGAAAAAATTGTACGTGGTGAAAAAGACACAGTGGCTGATACAGCTAAACCAGCAGAAGCTGAAGAAAAACCTAAAAGACGTTCAGTTATAGGTTGATAAATATTTTTAAGGAGGAATGTAATTATGGCAAACAATGGAATAGACAAAGAAGATTTATCAGAATTAAACGCAATTTTCAAAGAAATGGGTGGAGTAGACAAAATAGAAGACTACACAAACAATTTTGAAAATTTACCAGATGGAAACTATGTAGGAGAAATAGAAAAAGTTGAAGCTAAAAATTCAAAAAATAGTGGTAAACCTATGATTAGTATTACAGTAGCGGTTGAAGGTGGAAAGAAAGAATTTAGACACTTAATGTTAGCTGGAGAAAATTTAGAAAAAACACGTTCAGCTATAGCTAGAACTGTATCTCAATTAAAAGAATTAGGTGTAGATGTTAGCAGCAATGATATTGCAGTTATAACAGATAACGCTTATGAATTAGTAGGAACTAAAGTTAATATGGAAATTAAAACAAACAATAACTTTAGAAATATATGGTTAACTCTTGCTTAATATAAATTTGATACCGGTGTAAAAACCGGTATCATTTTTCTTGGTCATAATATTCGTCTATGATTTTTTGTGTTTTTCTTTTTTCTTTTGCACGATTGAATTTTCCTCTTTCATCAATACTAAAATCCATAGCTTTGATTTCAAATGGTAAATCTAATTCGTCTACAAATACAACTGTACACTCGTCTGCTTGTTTTTTATATTCTTGAAACATTGTGTTCATATACTCTTGTGATTGTGAATTTTGTTGGTGGAACCATTGATGATTTTCTGCGGATAGTAACGCTCCATTTTCAACTGTAGCTTTTCCTCCGTCTTTTTTCATTTTAATATGGTGATATGTTAATTGTTTCATTCGTTTCTTTTGTCCTTTGCTCGTATATCTTCTAGGCGTTGTATCTTTTCTTAAATGTAATTTTTCAATAAAACATTCTGCTCCATATCTTTTTATTAGTTCTTGCTTCGCATTTTTATTACTACTCATTTTTAATTCCCCCATTTTATTTTTATTATTTAATAGAAAAGTGAACAGATTATTTTTAAGACGCACAGATGAGTCTTAGAATGACTCAATCTAATTTCTGTTCACTTTTTGTGTCGCAGTTTGTCATTTTTTTGTCGAATTCTGTCAAAATTCTGACAAATAGTGTCAAAAACAGGGGTAAAATCGCCATATATAGTTGTAACGCTCTAAAACGCCCATACAGCAATTTTACCCCTTAGGAGTATAACTTTATTATTATAACATATAAAAACGATTTATGGCTATTCTGACGCGTCGTTTAGGTTACATAATTATAAAATATGTAGGTAGAAATCATTTTTAAGATTTTTAATTTTAACTTTCCGAAATCGGACAATTTTCTGTTCACTTTTTAATAACTTTGTGACAAAATATTTTGAATGTCAATTTCTGTATTCAAACTACAAGTCCTAAAAATATAAGTTGGGTTATCTTCTTGGTCACGGGTGAAGGAGGTGCATACCCCCATCGTCCCGTCTGCGTCAAATCCCATAAATCCTACGTCAACAAATCCTGAAATAGCAGTTAATTGTGAAGCGTCTGTAATCGTTGTTGAATTACCTATCGTTCTTGATAACTTTGTCGTACTTATTGTACCTATGTTATTAGCCATAAATATTACCTCCTCTATCTATTTTAGTTAATCTTACGATTGTACTTGTATTATTGTTTATATTCACTATCACGTAGATATGTCCCATACTGTCTGTTAATATAAATCCATTTTGAATAGTTCCTGAAATCACATTTATATTCGCATTATCAACTGTAGTGCTGTCACTCAAACTTAACGCTGTATAACCAATGTCATTTCGTTCACTATCTGTTGAATATACAGCTCTCAATGTTGTCGAACCAGCTACTGTTGTAACTGTTGGGGTTGGGTCATATATATTTGTAATCGTGTCTATATCACCTTCCCAATATTGGAATGTCATTCCTTCAATTGTGTCAGCTGTAATACTTACTGCTTTTCCTTCTTCGTAAAATCCAGAAGTTTCTCCTGTGTCGTCGATAGTAGCATTAGTCAAATTTAATTTATATGAAGTTATATAGTTTGCTTTTAATCCTACTGCTGTAGCTGGCATCTTAATATAAATTGGATTATCATAAGTACCAGGTACAAGAGGATTAAACATACCTCCGTCCCACAATTCAATTTGAGTAATTGGTGTGTAACTTCCAGAAAGCACCGTCCATCTTGTGAATGTATATTTAACAGTAGAAGTATCTTCTTTACCAAATCTAATGTCTACTTTTTTACCTTCATATACTGTGGCAGTTGTCTGGTTAAGACCGGTCAAACCGTCTTCTAGTACAATTTGTACGTCACCTTTTCTAACAAGACCACCTTCAAATACAGTTGCTACTTTTGGCATAGTTAATGTTGTAGTATGTGGAAAATCTGGTGGATTTGTTCTACTAATAATATCACTCAAATTTTCTTCAGACGAATAAGCGTGTGCTGACCAACCACCAAAATAAAACTCGTTTGGATATTCTGTCATTCTGATTTCTACTTCGTCTCCAACGTAGTAATCGTGAGGTTCTGATGTCCAATGTTCAGTTATAATTTCTTCTCCTGTATCTGGGTCAGTAGAAGAAGTTGTATATTTCATTTCTCCATATATACCTGACCTGTGTAAGGTTACTTTTGGTCTTGCTCCTTTTTCAATATAGTTTTCTGTAATTTCAATATTTACAGAAGGTATTGTCATCTGAATAGGTGTAATTAACGTACTTGTACTTGCGTAAGCGGTGTCTCCAGTCCATTCGTAAAATTCCCAACCTTGGTCTGGCTGACTAGCGTCTACTGTTACTCTATCTCCAATTGGTCTTGTATAAAATGTAGTTGAACCATCCTTTCTATGTACGGTAAGAGTTCTTTGTTGTGTTGTATCTGGTACATAGAATGTAGCTTTAATCGTACAATTACTTCTTAATTTTGAAAGTCTAGTTGTTTCTGCTACTGGACCATAAACTTCAACATAGTTTGTGTTGGTTTGTAACACACCATCTATATAAACTTCCCATTGTAAGAATTGATGTCCATAAGGTACTGCACCTTGTTTTACTCTAATACCATTTGTTGAGTCACGTAATATAGTCGCACTGTCCACCCAATTTGTTCCGTCATATATCTCACCATCTACCATAGTGACTGTAAACCAAGGGATTGGTTTGTAATTACAAGTAATCGTACTATCACTCGTTCTAGCATAAATTCTAGTTGAAGAGGAGTTTGTATTAGCAATTTCAGCGTCTCCAGAAGTTAGTGACCAGTAATTAAATTCATATGTATCTGGAGCTGTGCCAGAGTTTACTGTTATGTAATCACCTTGTCTTACATTATATGTGTTACTTCCTGAATTAGTTATTACTGTAATTTTCCTCATATTATAGTTAGCTGTAACAGTACCGTCTGCTCTACCTAATTTAACGGTAGTATTAGCGCTATATGAATTTCCAATACTATAAATACTAGAAGTAGACCAGTTTGAAAAGTCTCCTAAACTTGTATCTGCTGAAATACTTACAGATTGTCTTTCTTTATAATCTCCTGAGCCTGTACCATTTACAACAGTTAAATGATAGGTTTCTTTTGGTCTATATTCAACTGTAATGGTTGTGTTTCCTGATACATAAAATCCATAATTTGTAGAAGTGCTTACTTGTGTTCCATCTTTTAACCACCTTACGAATAAATAATCTCCTACTTCTTCATTCGTTGAACTACTCCAATAATTTCCTGATAAAACTTGTGAAGTAGTAGTTTGACCACCGTTGTTTCTGTTCACTAATGTTACTGTATAAGTTGGATAAAAGTCATATCTTGCTTCGATAGTTCTGTCGTTAGCTCCCGCTGTAACGTCTAATGTCGTACTTGTGCTGATTCTCGTATCATTTTCATACCAACCATTAAATCTATAATCTCCTACAGTTGAGCTAGTTGTAAATCTTTGTTTACGTCCTTGCACTAATTGGTTTGTAGAAGTTCCTCCTGTATTATTTTGATTAGTAATTGTTATAGTTCTTATTGGTGCATAATGTCCTGTGATAATAGCGTTTCCGTCACCAACAGTAAATGTATTCGTATGATTTCCTAATGCGTCGGTACTGATACTACCATAACCTTCTATTGTCCAATTCAAAATACCTTGTGAACTATCTGGTGGAGTAGGTACTAATGTATATGAATTTGTTTGTCTTAATCCACTAGCTTGGGCTACGTCACTATCATTAACTCTAATCAAACCATCGATTACTTGCACTTCGTTATATGAATATACATATTCAAAATGTGCTGTAAACTCTAATGCGTTATCTGGCATTACAAATGATTGATATGGACTGGATATATCGGTTAAATAACTTGTGTTTCCTGACCAACGTGCGAATTTATAATGTGAAGGCACTGTAGCAGAAATAGACACTCTAGTACCGTACTTATAGATACCACCGCCAGTACCATTATTAACTGTTAAATAATGTCCCGCAGCGTTAATATAAAATGGTTCAAGTGTTACATCTTCGTCTGGCATTGTAAGTATTGAAACTGAAGGGTCTTCCGCAGTAGTTACACCCACTATTTGATGTAATGCACTTTCTGTT